CGCAGTGAGAAGAGGGAAAACCTCTTCAGTCCACCCCCAAGGACGGGGGAAACTCAGCGGCTACCCCGGTTGCAAGCCGGGATAACGACCGAGGGCGAACTGTGGCATAAGGATTTTTACCTCCTTAAGCCGCCCAGCCCTTACGGGCCGTGCCGAGGAAGGATCGGAAACGAGACCGATTTGGTCGCGTTCCCGCCTCATTGCCATAATAATGGCATGAGGAAGGGTACCATCAGGTTCCGGGAGATAGTCGAAAGTTTCAACTAAAACCTTAGCCTGATAGCACTCAATTCCTCCTGAAGCAAGTGACGGAGTGACTTCGTCGAAACTTCCAACGAAGGCACCGTCACCGTACTCAGGGAAGATCCTCGGCTTTCGCCAGCGGGCAGGAGCATAACTACGAATCCAATTAAGGATCTTAGTTATAGCAACACGCTCCTGGTCCGTCAGCCACTCACTTCTTTCACGATACCGATAAAGGTTATTGTGAAGAAGGAAGAGGTCTGTGAGCCTTTTTACGGGTCTCCTGACGAAAAACGGCGTTATCTCGAACCCTCCGTAAAAGTGTTTACCACAACTTTCGCGGAAAGCACCCGTCCAGTAGCTCTTCTTTTCATTGGCTTTAAAGCCGCAAAATTGAAGGAGGCCACAGAAACCAGGTGCCAGTGTCGACGGGATAATGATGTCATCCCCGTAAACGCTGATTCGAGACACCTCCTCACCATGGTAATGGGCGTATGCTAAAGCAAGGGAGTAGAAAATCAAACTCTCGAGCTCGAACGTAAACCCATTGCCCATGGATGAGAACTTCTGGTAAAATATTTTCTCACCAGAAGGAAGAACTCCGAAAGGCGAGCGACTCTGCTCTAGAGCCTCAAGCCAATCGGTCCGGATGAGGCGGCTGACGAGCTGTCGTGAGACAGTGTCAGACGCCATCGAGAGGTCAATTGTTGCCAATTTTCCGCTCAACGACCCAACACGAGCCAGCCGCTGGTTACGCGACTGGTCGTTCAGG